ATTCTTAATACGTTCTAAGTGTTGACGTGCTTTATGAGTTGGCATATCACCAACGTCAATATAAAATACTCTACGTTCTGGCGCACGTTGTACACGATAGATAATAATAGAGTCTTCTAGTAATTCTTTTTGTTTGTATACTTTAAATACAGGCTCAAGCATACTTGTGCCGAAAGGCCAGTATTGGTCGATACCTTCACTTAAAGATACGTGAATAACATGCTTGGCATCAATTGCTGTTGATGTTTGGTCGTCAGCGAAACGTGAACCAGGCGATGAGCCTGCCGCGAATCCTTGTGATTGACCAGATGTGCTGGTAGGAATACCCATTTGCTGTGTACCAGTCTGTGATAACTTCACAGTATCAGCAGTGATATTAAGACTTTGCATATTGATATCTAAATCTCTGATATAATACGCTTCAATCTTCTTACCTTTGCCTTCGTTTACAACAACTTTTTCAACTTTTGCTGGATTGACCCAATATAATTTGTATGTTTCTGGGTCTCTTACGAATAATTGATCACCATATTTGACTGTATTTCTAAAAATTCTAAAAATACGTTTGTTCATTTCGTTCATTGTACACCATTGGCGTAATGATTTTTGAAGAACTTCGTTTTCTGTAAATGATGGGTCATCATTAAATTGTACAGAAAATGGTAATTTTGTAGTTTCACTAAACAACGTAGAAAATTCTGCGATAGTATCTAATGCCGCATTGACTTCAGAATCCATATCCATTTGGTCATACTGTCCGTATCTTTGGGCTCTATTGGGTTGTCCCATGTAGACTTCTGGCAACCAACTGCTATATTTTGAACTAGATGCCTCCGCGGTACTAGCGTTTCTACTCTCAGATGGACGAACTGGTGTTCCGTCATATGGTTTAAAGTATTTTTTCCAAGTCATGATTTATTCCTAATTTTATCTATAATAACATATTCTGTGTACAATGTCAACCGTATTGCCAATTTAATCACTTAATAACTTTCTTAGTGCCTTAAGTACTAATTCCTGTTGCCCAAGTAGTTTTTTGTTGAGTGCTATAAGATCTCTGTCGCCCGAGTTTCTATCTATATTTTCTTCTGTCACCATCATTTTCTCCGTCAGGGTTTTAATAGCAACGTTGACAGCGTTCTTAGACTGATATTTTTCTGACAAGTCAGTTGTTAATTCTGTCTCTCTCATTTTAAATCTTTCTACAGTTTCTTGCTTTGCAGAATTAAGTCCGTCGTTTGTCTCAACCTTTACTTCATACTCATCTGCTTGGAAGTCTACTCGATGCTCCATCAATCTTTTTTGGTACTTTGCTTCTTTCTCTAGAAAATCCTCTGCTCTTTCCTCGATACGGTCTTTTATTTTATTAAGGGCACGTTGATCCCAAAAACCTATTTCGTCATCCCCATCGACAACATCTGATGCATATTTAGACATTATCTGCTTTCTTTCGTCTTCATCTTCTATGCCTGCGTCTATATTTTCTCGATTAAGTTCTACTAACTCTCTCTCATCTTCCTGAATTGAATCAGGAGTTAATATGTCCATTGTCTGTGTTGCTGTCCAATTTTCAAGACGTTGAATTGAGGTAGAGGCATTTATCATTCCACTAATTAGTGGTTCAAATTTCATCAGAGTTGCGGCAGCCTGTCTTGCAAAGTCGGCATTAGATTTAGTTAGAAGATCGAGATTCGTAATAAAACTCGGCATCAATTCGTTCATTGCCTTTTCTGCCAACATCGCCCCTTCACGAGCCTGTTCATAAGCAAGTGCTTGTGTTTTGTCTTCAACATCACCACCTGAGATCTCTTCATTGGCGGACTTCATAGTTTCTGCCATTGCATTAATTGATCCAAGAAGAGCCGCTTGAGATTTGTCGTTTACTAATTGTATCTGAACCGCAGATTGAGATGCGAAGGTAGTGAGTTCTTTGGCAAAATTTGGAAACTCGGTAGCCATGAAATCCTGAAACACATCATTGCCTCCGACTTCTAAAGATTCTGCCGCTTCATTAACAAACTGCAAAACTTCAATACCTATTCCAGACTGGGCTAGCCCTTTGTATTCATCTGACTGAAGAAATGCTTGTTGAGAACCAGAGGCAAGTCTTGCGGCGAGGGCTTGTTGTACTGGACTTTCCTGTCCCTGTACGCTCATCCCTTCCATTGCAAACATTACTGATTCTCTCTGTTTTTCTGGAAGAAGAGCCATTAGACCCGCTTGATCTGGAGATAGACTCTTCCGCATCAATTCTGCAGCCTCTTCCAATGAAATTTTCATTACATTCGCTGTCATCTCGACATTAGACATGAAACTATTCATTCCTTTCGTCAACTGTTCGTCAGTTTTCCCTCGAAGTTGTCCTGCATTTCGCAGTGATTCAAGATATTGACCTGACATATTAGCAACTTGACCAAAATCCATACTAAATCGTTCCATTAATCCCACGCCATTTCTCATACTTGGGTCTGCCATGGCATGAGCAAATTTTAATGTACTCTCTACCCCTTTAACACCAACTGCTTTAGAGAATTGTTTAGTGAATTCTGCCGCTTCGCCAAAAGTAAAACCAGTGTCAGAGATTGTTTTAGCAATGCTAATAAAGCCTTGTTTCGCTGAGTCCAATCCAGACATCAAACCCGATTGACGAATTTGTGATGCCATATCAAATCGTTCTTTAAAACCAGTTGAAACTGCCTCGTGGAACATATCTGCTACACCTTTTAGCCCTAGTGCCATGACTCCTAACTGTTTTGCCGACTTTGCCCAATTATCTTTTTGCACTTGTTTTGCTGCCGCTTGGCTGGCATCTGATTGAGACATTCCTGCCTTCATTAATGTGTTAGTAAGGTTCGCCCTTTTCTGATCTGCTTGTTCCTGTTTTTTAAATTGGGTTATAAGACTATTTGTTGATCTAAACATACTTTTCTTTAGAACAGTAGCTTGTTTAGCATCCTCCGTGTTGCCCGTTTGGACAGTCCGTTCAATTTTATCCCCTGTGGCTTTGTTAATTTGAGTCTGACTCTTAATTAGACTTGAAATCGTCTTTAATTCTGCAGGTGATGGTTTAACATCATTTGCAATGGCTGTCAACAACGATAACATACCAGAATTTTGCGAAGTCGCTTGTCTCATCGATGCCGCTATTTGTGTTTGGGTTACTTCTCTAGACCACACGTCTATAGAACCATCTACCCCAATAATATGTACGTCTTGTATGCCTTCTGCCATTGATTTTCTCTATTCTGTTATATTATAAAACTTCGTAGTTATTAAATAAGATAAATAATTATAGTAGTAGTTATTTCTAAACTTAATTACGTAACTTATACATCATAGTGTATTTATCAGAGGACACAAAATGAACGACAATCCATTATCAAAGTACTTCAGAAAGCCAGCAATATACGTACAAATTCCAACTGGGGGCAGATTTAACCCAGAAATCCCAAAAACTGTACTGGATGAGATTCCTATTCTTCCAATGACAGCGATTGACGAGATATCAATGCAGAACCCAGATGAACTTCTTAACGGAGAAGCATTAGTTAATATTATTGCAAGTTGCGTACCGTCTATTCCAGACCCTAGAAATCTATGTAACATAGATGCAGAGTTATTGTATCTAGCAATCAAATACGCAACATACGGCAAGAACGTTTCACACTTACACACTTGTACTGAATGTTCTGAACAAGCAGAGTATAATATAGATATAAATCATATTCTTGACAAATTTCCAGAGATAACTGATGTTGAGCCAGTCGAATATGAAGATTTAAAAATTTATGTACATCCACCAAAACTAGAAAGTATGACAAGGTTAGCACTGATTGAAGTTGAGCAAGCTCGTATACTATCTAACATCCAAGCGAGTGCTGAAGATGGCGATGAAGTCGAGATGGCAAAGCAGTTTGCAATTAGTTTTAGAAAGGTATCAAAACAGAATATAGATCTATTAACTAGTTCAATAGAACGAATTGAAACACCAGATGGACCAGTAACTGACCGAGATTTAATTATAGAATTTATGAATAACACTCCTGCAGGTACTGTCAAAGAAGTCGATCAAAAAGTAGCATCGATTAGCGATACACCAGGTGATTTATCAACTTTTGAATTTGTATGTGAGGCTTGCGAACACAAAGATAAAGTAAATTTTGAAATGAATCCTGTAAATTTTTCCTAAGCTGGTTAAAGTCTGCCAGCGCGGAAGATATAAGACAAAAACAAGAGACTTATACGAAGAGACATGAAGACTTGCACAAAACCTTGTTAAAAATAACTTGGTATATGCGAGGTGGGGTAAGTATAAGCGAACTACACGAAATGCCAGTAGGCCACATTGAGCATCTCAACGCGATAATAGGTGAAAACTTTGAGATGAGCAAGAAAGCAGGCATGGCTATTCTTTAAATTTAATTTAATTTAAAATAAAAGTACAAAACCGCTTGACAAGTATAACGAACTATGTTAATATGCTTCTATAACTAATATAAAACATATCAAAACTAATACAAGTTCTAATATAAATCCCGTTACCGTACTAATATATAATATCTTCATCTAATAAAAAACTAATATGGCAAGCATAGTGGAACTGTTAGTCGGACTGCCGACTCGGGATTGAGGGCGTATGAGACCCATACGTTCAGACAAGTTGGGTGAACTCCAACACTGCTTCTCGTTAACCACACAGACTGTTTATAACAAAAAACATCCAGTACTCTAAAGGTATTTGGGTGACTAGTATTTACCGTACAGAAATGTACACACTGCTGATAGATATATTACTATCGACTTTGATTGAATTTTGTTCTATGTAGATTAATCAAGGTGCCGTTGGGTCGAAAGACGCAATACTAAGTTACGAGGGAATCGCCAACCGACCTCGCCATTACTAGTGGCTAACTTAGACATAGAATCTGATGAACTTGACAAGTTTTTTAGCAATTGCTCTAGTGGATGGGCAATTGTGTCTTCCAAACTGACAAGTAATAAAAGATTAATGGTAATGTATAATAATATAATATGTTTGAAAAGAAATAAATATCGAAAGAAATCTTCTTTGAGTGAAACGAAAAGAAATTTATTAGATATTAGGTCTTTAGACCTGATAGTATACCAATAGAATGAGAACAAATGAGTAATTGGACATATAATAATATAGTTGTAAATGAGTTACCTGATGATGCTGAGGGATTTGTGTATTTGATTACGAATCTTACCAATAATAGAAAATATGTTGGTAAAAAACTTGCGAGATTTAAAACTACTAAACCTCCACTTAAAGGAAGAAAGAACAAAAGACGTGGTACTAAAGAAAGTGATTGGAGAACCTATTGGGGATCCTCTGATTATTTGAATGCTGATGTGTTGACGTTAGGTCAAGATAAATTCACTAGAGAAATTTTATACTATTGTCCGAGTAGAGGCATACTAAGTTACATGGAAGCAAAAGAACAGTTTGACCGTAAAGTCTTAGAGACAGACGAATACTATAATGGTATTATTAACGTAAGAGTAGGCAGTTCGAAGATTCTTACTGAGCATCTACAAAGTCTTAAAGAAAAGATTTAGTTGGAACAAAATGATTTTTTAAACCAAGACTGTTTAATAATTCTATATTCTTAAAATACCAATTAGTAAACTCTCCTTTAAATTCTTTAGCATCTAGTCCAAACTCTTTAGTTATCCATCTCCCATTTGCAAGGTCGTTGAATTCATATTCAGTAAACTCTATGTCAGTTATTAGTGGACTTGCAGAGGACTCGTCATAATCATCATCTAAGTACTCTGACATATATGTGTTTACGAGTGTTTCGAGACTGTTTAGTTCGCTGGCAGAAGTTTTTGATATATCTAAATCAAAGTTCCCCGGAAATAAAGCCATGTAGATGATATTCTCGTATAGTGGAATATTATCATTTTCAATAATATCAGAAAAGTATTCAAGCATTTGTTTCACACTAGTTTTGGCGTGGTCTCTATTCGTTGAGTGCTGGTCATGGCGACTTACCATCTTATCATTTCTTCTTACTATATTTGCTATCATTCTTATCTTGTCTTCTTTGAAAGATAGGTACATTGTTTCGTTCTTTGCTTTGCATACCAACGAACAATGAGTTTTCCAATTGTTTGGAACTAAACGTATTATTTTCGAGTTTTTGAACAATTTTAATTCATCATAGATGTGATGGACTTTAATCAAGTATCTCATGTCTTCGTGTTTGTCTAATTCGAGTAATGTATTGAAGTCATGACCTTCATACCCCAAATGACCAGGAGTACCTGCTCCGTCCACCGCCTCTGACATTATTTTTTCTGCTAGTTCGTTGAACGTTGTTGCAGTTTTGTATGATTCTAAGTTGACATTGGCGTGACCCTCAACTAGAAAATAATGACAAAAGATAGTATCAGGAAAATAAAACTTGTTACTGTCTTTTATATTATTATCTCCCCACTGAGTTTTTGCCATCAACGTAGCATCTTCTTGCTTAATGATAGATGGCGAATTGTCACTGATGTAGTTCATAATGAACTCACCACCCATGCCTCCGTGATAACTAAGAAATATAAATTTATGTTTATTTCTTTCTAGTAGAGTTGCTAGTTCGGGTATTGATAAAGTTTTTTTTATTTTTAAATCTGACATTCTTTTATCTCTGTTACGCAAAAAATATAGGTCCCAACAGCCACTGATATATTCCAAATAAATCAATTCCCAAGAAAAATATGTTCTGCACAATCAATGGTTTGTCTTTTGCTTTTGAAAAGACATAGATTGCGATTACGTGTCCCATTGCAAATATTGGAAATGCATATTTAGATTCAGGTATGTTAAATGATATTAAGACGCCTGCACACACAAACATTGCTGTCGCAATCCACTTCATATTATCACTAGACATAAACTCTCTCCTGTATTGCTATATTTAGTCTCCCAATAGAAAAAGCCCAGCATGATTATGCCGGGCTTATGTCCACCTTTTTTGTACTTTTTAGGGTGGTACGTTAAAGGTCTAACCCACCCACTATAAACTTGAAGTACTTTTTTAAGTGTGGTACTCTCTGCGTATTATAGTGATCAATGATTCCAATGCCTGTGAGAGAGGTTTAGAGGAGACAATAGAGTCATCAATAAGTTATCATAACATAAAGAAATGATAAAGTCAAGCTTTTTTACATATTATTTTTCTTATCTTGGATTTCCGCTCTACGTACTTTTGAAAGTTTACCAATATCGCCTAATGCCTTTCTGGCACGAGCCGCTGATGCTTTCACACCTTTATCTTCAAACTTGGCATTTTCTGCTAGATACGTTTCCATTGCTTCCATAATTTCTGCATTTGTACTCATTGTATTACTCCTAAGTGTTATTCATGGCGCCTTCCTCTTCATGAGAAAAACTTGTGAAACCATTTTCTTTTATTACATTAAGGACACTTGAAACGCGCCCTTGTAATTCGTCTTTGTGTGATATTAAATACACACTTCTATTTCCATCTCTTACCATCTTTTTAAGAATAGCAAGTGATGACTCGACACCATTGGTGTCCATTCCGCTATCTATCAATTCATCGACAAACAACACGTTAATTGTGCTGTACAATGACTCAAATATGTCACGAAAACTCCAACTTAAACCTAATATAAGTCGGTTTCTTTCACCCCTAGATAAGTTATCGAAGTCTAAATCTCTGCCAAGTTCAGTAATTTCTACTGATAAATCACTTTGAAATACAACATCATGTGGTAATCCTAACTTATCTAAGTAATATGCTAGACGAGAGTTTAAGTAATTTAAATTCTGGTCTATAATCTTCTTACGAATGAAACTATCTTTGTTAGTTAGTAGTTTCATCAAAAATTCTTGATGGTCACGCAACGAAACTAACGATGCCATGTGTCCATAATCTATCTCTTCTAATGCACCATCTCTCATATCGCTGATTTGGTCAGTGTATGGGTCTTCTACCTTCTTATTCAATTCAATCTGTTCTGCCAATTTTTCTACAGAATTTTGATGTTCGTATGCATCAGATAATGTGTCGTAAAATGTAATAGGTAAGTACCCAACACTACCAACTTTCTCTATTAGAGCATTATGTTCGATTAGCGAACTTTCATTTGTCGCTAATTGTGATACTGCTTCGTCTTTTAGTATATTCTTTGCACCGAGAATCTCTTCTTGTTTACTATCGTGAATATCTTGTCCGCAACTATGACATTTATTGTCTTCAATTAACTTAATTTCATCATCAAGTCTTTCGATTAATCTGGTTTGTTTCGTATTATCAGATTCAATGCTGTTAATCCAAGATGTTGCTTGGTTCTTGGCAGCCAAGTTTTCATTATAAGTTACTAGCAACGCATGGTTTTGAAGTTCAGCCTTGATGTCTACGTGTGACAATGCTGACAGTCCACCTTCTAATGTTTGTAAATCAGTTGTTTGTTTAGTAGTCCAAACTCTTTGTCTGCGTTCAATATCTTTGATACTTTTTAATATACGTGCATTCGTATCTTCTGCCGCTTTTAATGTGTACTCTTCTTCTTTTATCTGTTCTTTAGTATTCTTTGTTATCTCTTTTAGTAGTTCTGCTTTACGAGATAGTTCAGTTATTCCTAGTAATTCTTCAATCAATTCTCTTTGGTCATTAGCACGTAACGACAAGAATGGTTCAGTGTAAGTATTTAACGCAACAATATGTTTGAACATTGTATGAGAAAGTCCAATAATACTCTCTACTTCAAATTGGGTCATTCGCATTTCGCCTTGACCAGCGTTCTCTACATCGTTGTCACCAAGTTCCATGCCATCACGCAAGAAATGAAATACATTTGGAGAACGACCACGTTCAATCCTATAATCATTTCCATTGTATGAGAAATCAACAGTGACCATCATACCTTTACTATTAGTCTTGTTGATTAGATTGTTCTGTCTGATATTTGTAAGTGCTTTCCCATACAATCCATAACTTAATGCGTTGATGATTGTAGTCTTACCTGTTCCGTTTCGAGAACCATCTCCGCCCAAGTCTA